TTTAGCGGGCAAGGTGATTGGTTTTTTAGTGCCGAATTCGGAGAGCTGATTTTTCCACCCCGGCTGTCAGTGGATGACCTGATGGCCGACGTGGCGGTGGTCTTTCACTGGCCACCGTCGGAGCTCTATCCGATGAGCCTGACCGAGCTCGTCATATGGCGCACAAAAGCGCTCGAACGAAGTGGACACGCCCATGAGCAATAACGTCACCTTACAGGTTTTACTCAAAGCCGTTGACCAAGCCAGCAGCCCGTTTAAATCCATCCAGACAGCGAGTAAATCGCTGTCTCAGGATATCCGAAGTACCCAAAACACCATTAAGCAGCTCAACGCTCAGGCCGGTCAGATTGAGGGGTTTCGTAAAACCAGCGCGCAGCTTGCGGTCACCGGCCAGTCACTCAAAAACGCAAAGCAGGAAGCTGCCGCGCTGGCGATCCAGTTCAAAAACACCACCAACCCGACGCGGGCACAGGCCAAGGCGCTGGAGGAGGCCAAACGCGCCGCGTCTGACCTGCAACTCAAATACAACGGCCTGCGCCTGTCCGTGCAACGCCAGCGTCAGGCGCTTTCAGAGGCCGGTATCAGTACGCGCTCGCTGTCAGAATCTGAACGCCGTCTGAAAAACTCAATCGGTGAAACCACCGCGCAGCTCAACCGCCAGCGGGATTCACTGGCTCGCGTCAGTGCGCAGCAGGCCAGACTCAACGCCGTCACGCAGCGGTATCAGTCCGGTAAGCAGCTTGCGGGCAGCGTGACCGCCGCCGGGGCGCGCGGTGTGGGCGTGGCTGCGGCCGGAACGGTTGCGGGTGGGGCTGTGCTCAAGACAGGCTATGACTTCTCGCTGAAAAACTCAGAGCTTCAGGCGGTTCTCGGTCTTGAGAAAGATTCCGCCGATATGCTGAGTCTGCGTAAGCAGGCGCGTCAGCTCGGTGATAACACCGCTGCCTCGGCGGATGATGCCGCCGCCGCGCAAATCATCGTCGCCAAATCAGGCGCGGATAAAGACGGCATTCTGGCGGCCACGCCGACCATCCTGAATTTGTCGCTGGCCAATAGACAGAGCATGGAAGACAACGCCAGTTTGCTGATGGGGGTAAAATCGGCTTTTGGTCTGGCGAATGACAAGGTTGCGCATATTGGTGACGTGCTTTCCACCACCATGAATAAAAGCGCCGCTGACTTTGCGGGCATGAGTGACGCACTGACCTATGCGGCACCGGTGGCTAAAAATGCCGGGGTCAGCGTGGAGCAAACCGCCGCGATGGTCGGCGCGCTGGCCGATGCGAAAATCACGGGATCAATGGCCGGGACGGGGAGCCGGGCGCTGATCACCCGTTTACAGGCACCGACAGGCGCCGCCGCCACCGCGCTGGATGAGCTTGGCGTTAAAACGGCTGACCGCAAGGGGGATTTCAGGCCGATATTTACCATTCTGAAAGAAATGCAAAAGAGCTTTAAAAAAAATAATCTCGGCACGGCGCAGAAAGCGCAGTACATGAAAGCCATATTTGGTGAAGAGGCCAGCTCTGCGGCTGCGGTGCTGATGAATGACGCCTCATCGGGCAAGCTCGACGCGCTGACCCAAGCCCTGCGGACGTCTGACGGAAAAACGGCGGAGCTGGTCGAGATTATGCAGAACAATCTCGGCGGCGACTTTAAAGAGTTTCAGTCGGCGTATGAGGCTGTCGGCACTGATATTTATGACCAGCAGGAGGCATCGCTGCGCAGCCTGACCCAAACGGCCACAAAGTATGTGCTGAGGCTGGATAAATGGATTGTTGATAATAAGGCGCTGGCCACGACGCTGGCGAAAATTGCCGGTGGCGCGGTGATGCTGGTCGGGGCGCTGGGGGTGGTTGGGCTGATAGCGGGGCCGGTTATCGGGGGCATAAACATGATTGTGGCGGCGGCTACCGGTTTATGGTCGGCGCTGAGTATCGCAGGCGGTGCGATTGCGACGGTGATCGGCGGGCTGACGTGGCCGATTGTGGCCATTGGGGTGGCCATCGTCGCCGGTGCGCTGCTTATCCGCAAATATTGGGAACCCATCAGCGCCTTTTTCTCCGGCGTGATTGAAGGGTTGGGTATTGCGTTTGAGCCGGTGAAAGAAATGTTTGCGCCGTTGAAGCCGGTCTTTGAATGGCTTGGGGATAAGCTCAAGATCGTGTGGCAGTGGTTTAAAGACCTGATTCAACCAGTGAAATCAACCAAGGAAACCCTCGATAGTTGTAAAGATGCGGGGGTGTCGTTTGGTCATGCTGTGGCAAATGCACTTACCGCACCATTGCAGGTAGCCAATAAGCTGCGTAGGGGCGTGGTTTGGCTGCTGGAAAAACTCGGCGTAGTGAAGAAAGAGTCTGACGACCTCGACAAAAACGCTGACAAAGCGGAGCAGCGTTCAAAATCTGATGCCGGTAATGCGGCGGAGTATCAGCCGCCGGGCGGTAATTTTGGATTCAGTTACGGTTACGTGCCGGTGTCGGCGGGTGGTGGACGTTCTTACACCGACAACAGCAAAAACAGTTATCAGATTTCCGTCGGTGCCGGTATGGGCGCACAGGATACCAGCCGCCAAGTGATTGACGCGCTGGACGCACGGGAAAGGCAGCGCCGCGCTGAGGCTCGCGCCCGCATGGGGCATGATTAAGAGGATTTTACGCATGATGTTAACGCTCGGATTATTTGTGTTTCAGCTTCAGACCGTCCCTTATCAGAGCCTGCAACGCAATGTTGATTACCGCTGGCCGTCAAATAGCCGTGTTGGCCAGCGTCCCGCGCTGCAATTTCTCGGTGTGAATGAGGAAAAAATTACCCTGTCAGGGGTGCTGATGCCGGAAATCACCGGCGGGCGCATTTCCCTGCTGGCGTTACACCTCATGGCCGACGAGGGTAAAGCGTGGCCGCTTCTGGAGGGAACCGGCACCATTTACGGTATGTTTGTGGTGAACAGCATCAGCGAAACGCACACTGAGTTTTTTTCTGACGGCAGCGCGCGCAGCATCGAGTTTTCCCTGACCCTGACCCGCGTGGATGAGTCTCTGACGGCGATGTTTGGTGATTTGCAGACGCAGGCTAACGGGTTGCTGAACAAAGCAAGTTCAATGGTGCCGGGGGTAGGGTCATGATCACCGGTATGACACTTGATGCCGGGGCGAAAGTGGCACCGGCGTTTATGCTGACGCAGGCGGGTCATGACATCACGAAAGATATCAGTACCCGGCTGTTATCCCTGACGCTCACGGATAACAGAGGGTTTGAGGCCGACCAGCTCGACATTGAGCTGGACGACAGCGACGGTCAGGTGGAAATGCCGAGGCGCGGTGCGGTGCTTTCGCTGTTTTTAGGCTGGCAGGGTTCGGCGCTCATAGGCAAGGGGAGCTTTACGGTTGATGAGGTAGAGCACCGGGGCGCGCCGGATACGCTGACCATCCGGGCGCGCAGCGCAGACTTTCGCGGAACGCTCAATTCACGCCGTGAAATGTCTTACCATGACACCACGCTCGGTCAGGTGGTGGCGCAGGTGGCCACACGTAACAACCTGACTGCAAGCGTTGCCGCGCCACTGGCCGCAATCCCTGTCCCTCACATTGACCAGTCGCAGGAGTCTGATGCCAAGTTTTTAACCCGGCTCGCTACGCGCAACGGAGCCGATGTGTCGATAAAAGCCGGTAAGCTGTTATTTCTCAAAGCCGGGAACGCCACCACCGCCAGCGGTAAAGCCATTCCGGCGATGACCATTGAGCGCGCCGACGGTGACCGGCATCAGTTTGCCATTGCTGATCGGGGTGCATATACCGGCGTCACGGCGAAATGGCTGCATACCAAAGACCCCAAGCCGAAAAAGCAGAAGGTTAAAATTAAACGCAAACCCAAGGTGCAGCACCTGCGCGCGCTGCAACATCCCAAAGCTAAGCCGGTGAAAGCCACCACTGCCGCTAAAACGCCCGAAGCCAAAGAAGGCGAATATATGGCCGGTGAAGCGGATAACGTTTTTGCGCTGACCACCACTTACGCCAGTAAGGCGCAGGCCATGCGCGCAGCGGCGGCGAAGTGGGACAAATTACAACGGGGCGTGGCGGAATTCTCGCTAACGCTGGCGATGGGGCGCGCCGATTTATTCCCTGAAATGCCGGTTACCGTCAGCGGGTTTAAGCGCGTCATAGACGATCAGGCGTGGGTGATCACTAAGGTGGTGCATTCACTCAGTAATAACGGCTACACGACGTCCCTAGAGCTTGAGGTGCGGCTTTCACAGGTGGAGTATGAGAGCGAAGAGGATGAATGATTTATCTGATTAACTCATTGTTTTATATGTATTTAGTGGCTAGAATTGTTGCATATTAAGGCGATTTATTGAGGTGATGATCATGTTCCATTGTCCCATTTGCAAACACGCAGCACACACACGTTCCAGCCGTTACCTGAGTGAGAACACCAAAGAGCGATACAATCAGTGCCAGAACATCAACTGCGGACATACGTTTAAGACGATGGAGTCATTCGACGGCTCAATTATGAAGCCGGGTCACATCAATGCGGTGTTGCCTCATCCCACCTCACACGGTCAACAAACCTTCCTGATGTAATCGTAGAAACAGAAAAGCCCCGCAAATTAAAATGCGGGGCTTTTCTGTCGTTAAATTTCGAAATGGTCAATATGTGGACGTGATTTGAAATAAATCCTTATATTTCAATTAAATAAACCCTAAATTATGTCACCTTGAACTGACATTGCGGGTTATTCTCCATATTGACCAATGAATAGCAGTCTACATGTGCGGGTGCTGGCCTGGCAGAGATAAACTGAAAACCACA